GGGATGCTCACTGCGCCTGGAGCTATTTCGAATGACGTAGCAGAGAGACTAAAAACTGACTGGCACACGAAATACGGCGGGGAGAATCTAGGTAAGGTTGCAGTCGCCGGGGATGGTTTGGAATTTCAACCGTTCACTATGACAGCTGTGGATTCACAACTCATTGACCAGTTGAAATGGTCGGACGAGAAGATTTGTTCAGTATTTAAAGTTCCCCCTTATAAAGTCTTCGTTGGTCCTATGCCGACCTACGATAACGCCGAAGTCCTGGACCGAATCTACTACTCCGGTTGTCTCCAAACGTTGATAGAGAGTGTTGAAGAACTGCTTGATGATGGGTTGGGTCTTCCAGTCAAATACCGTACCGAGTTTGATCTTGATGACCTCATGCGGATGGACACAAGGCTTAAAATGACCACTGCAGCCGATGGTGTCAAAGCCGGTATAATGTCTCCGAACGAGGGCCGACAACGGTTTTCTCTACTTCCGGTCAAGGGTGGTGACACTCCGTACCTTCAACAGCAGAATTACTCTTTGGCGGCACTGGACGAGCGTGATCGGAATGACCCATGGGAAAGTACTGCTCCTCCACCTCCTCAGATTGATGACACTGCTAAAGCTTTATTCTTACTTAATAGCAAAGGGGTTGCCTCGTGTTAGATATAGAAAAATTCATAGAAGGTGTGCATGGTTATCTGAAACGGGAATTCGAGCCAATATTTGCACGACTTAAAGCGGTTGAAGAGCGGGCCACGGTACCGGGTAAAGACGGTGCTGATGGTCTCAACGGCAAAGACGGTGCTGACGGTCTCAACGGTAAAGACGGTGCTGACGGTCTCAACGGTAAAGATGGTGCTGATGGCCTCAACGGTAAAGACGGTGCTGACGGTCTCAACGGTAAAGACGGTGCTGACGGTCTCAACGGTAAAGATGGTGCTGATGGCCTCAACGGTAAAGACGGTGCTGACGGTCTCAACGGCAAAGATGGTGCTGACGGTATCAACGGCAAAGATGGTGCTGACGGTATCAACGGCAAAGACGGTGCTGACGGTATCAATGGTACAGACGGCGCCGATGGCCTCAATGGCAAAGACGGTGCTGACGGTCTCAACGGTAAAGACGGCGCCGATGGCCTCAATGGTACCAGTGTCACAGTAGAGGAAGTACGCGGCCTGTTCGAGGGAGAGATTGCCAAATGGGCTCTTGAGTTCGAACGAAGGGCGCAGGACGTACTTCAGAAGGCTATTGACCATTTGCCTGTTCCACTGGATGGTAAAGATGGACTTGGGTTCGACAACCTCGAAGTCATCCAGACCGACGAGCGTAATGTAATACTCCGTTTTGTCGGGGAAGGGGGCACCAAGGATTTCTCCTGTTCCTTCCCGGTATTGATTGATCGCGGTACCTACAAACCGGACCCAGACCAACCGTACCAGAAAGGTGATTGTGTTACCTACGGCGGCAGTTTGTGGATATCTCAGAAAGATAATCCTGAAACGAAACCTGGAACAGGGTCAGATTTCAGGTTGGCGGTAAAGTGCGGACGGGACGCAAAGGTGTAACTGATGTCAACCTTACTTGTCACAGATGCCGAGGTAATCGCCCATCTTCGGCTTGATGCGGTACCGGCGGACTTAACCGACATCCAACTGAAAATAGCTTCCTCCAGTATCGCCATTGTCAAGTACCTTGGTGAAGGGGCAACCTTCTTGGATGAGAACGGTGCATGTGTACCGGCGGATGTACCGGAGGATATCAAAATAGCCACCCTGTTTCTCGTCGGTTATTTATACCGACTCCGTGATGAAGATCGGTATAAAGAACTTCAACCCGGTTACCTTCCAACACCTGTGCTGTCGTTCTTGTGGCCATACCGTATTCCTCCTTTAGGGTGAGCGATGATTACCGCCGGGAAACGAAACAAACAGATTGTGCTTCAACGAAAGACACAGACCACCGATGATTACGGTGGGATAGTTGATACTTGGACTACCTATGCTACAGTGTGGGCGAGGGTAGCACCACTCAAGGGCCGGGAGTTGATCGCAGCAAAAGCGGCACAAAGCGAGGTAACCACCAGAATTGAGATGCTTTATCGGTCTGGGGTTATCGAGGATGATAGGATTGTTTATGGTGGTAAGTATTATAATATCAGCGCCGTAATCGATCCTGAAGAAAAACATGAAGAATTACAAATAATGGCCACTACCGGCTTGAACATAGGGTAAGAATATGGCAGCTCCGACATCAGTAACAGCAGCAATCGCAATTGCAGATTCCACAGTTATCACCTTGAGCGGACCGACAAAGTTCGTGGCGGACCTTTCCGGGGACAATGCTATTCAGAGTGGTGATGTCATCAGAATTTATGAACTTGCGGTATCCGGCGACTATCAGCCGGTTAAGATAAGCCAACAACATGTAGCCGCTCTGACATATTATGAACCTTCGATTATTGTTGAAGGGTATGGTGATTACAAACTTCTCGCTTCCGCTGCTGGGATCGGAGTCGGGTATGTTTCTGCGTAGTCACATCAGAAGCCAAGTGTATCCTGTTCAAAGAACACCTTTGTTCGGTTCGCGCAGAAGTATTATTACAAGCGCAGCAGGGCCAGCACCATTCCCATTAACAGATCCAAGCCTTAAAGCTCTGTGGTTGTTCGATGGTGATGGGACAGACGAAATTGGGCTGAATGACCTAATTCCTAACGAGGCAATTGTCTATAGTGGTGAGACAAAAATACAGGGCACCTATAGTGCATATGGTGGTGGTGGTGGTAAATTTTTCAGCATAGCCGATGCGGCATTAAACGGTATTGATTTCTCCGGCGATTTTACTGTAGGGACATGGATACATCTAACATCGGACGCAGCCGATGCTAAAGTTATTTCTAAATTCAACGCAGGCACCAACAACCGTGAGTTTGATGTATTCCGGGAGTCATCAGACGACTCAATCGGTGTAACCGTCTCTGGTGATGGGACAAGTACCAACAGGGTTGATCTGAACGCAGGCGCAGGTACATGGCCTATTAACGAATGGCTCAGCTTAATTGTCAGCCATGACGCAACCAGCCATGTCTTGAGATTATATAAAGATGGGGTGGAAGTAACAACTGGAGGTTTTCCTTACACTCTTGATTGGGTTCCGTATCCTGACGGCAATTCACCGTTGTATGTACACGGTAATGGGGTTGATGCTACTAGGCCAGCTATAGGTTATCAAGATGAAACGTTCTTTGCCAATCGGGTTTTCACGTCTGACGAAATAGCGAACATCTACAATCTGGGATTTGGCACAGGCCGTAATAATTATCCCTATGAGTTAAGTACATATATAACTGACGTTACATTTAATCTGTCGAGTATCGTTAATCTGGCATCAGGCTCTGACAACTGGCCCATTACCGAGGACAGCAACGGCGATCAGTGGACAACATGGGGGGATGGTCCTGGCTTCCAAGGGACAGCGACCCCGAAAGCGTCGCTCGGGGTGGCTAAAATCGAGGGAACTAAAACCTCGTACACCGGTATCGATACATGGCACTCAGGTACTGATTACTCTGGATGGGATGGGAAGAGCAAAGGTATCCTAGCAATTGGAACTGACATCTACTTGTGGAGATCCGGGACAGGTAGCGACGTTTCCGGCTTCGCACTTGAGCAGCTTTATAAATCCACTGATTCGGGTGTCACGTTTAATGAAGTGGGCGGGGCCACTCTGGTTAAATGGGAGCCAGCGGACTTCTCCCCTACGTCTCCAAGATTTGCCAATTGTACATTTGTTCAGTTCGGCGGAGGTTACGCGTCAGTAAATATCCCCAATGCGGTCGAGGGGTATGTATATATAGTCGGGCACGAGGTCCACCAGCCGACCGTGTGGAACGTCCAGACTCCCGGACAGATAACCATGATGCGAGTACCTACAGCCAGCATAGAGGACAAAACTGCATATGAGTGGTATTCCGGTGCGGGTCCAACGTGGTCAAGTGACAAAGCTGATCGTGTGCCGATTTGGGAGGATGAGATAAACGGGGTAATGCGTATCTCCATGACCTATTTGATCGGAATTGACCGATACATTCTGATAGGACAGCAGGTTAATAGAGATACTGCTTCAAATGCGCACATCGGTATTTACGAGTCCGCCAATCCTTGGGGTCCGTGGAAAACAGTTTTGTTTGATAATGCTAAAGCAGTAGGCATTGCTGAATCTGCTGCTACCAAAACAGTATTTTGGGGTCTGTCTACCAAATGGTCACATGGTACTAATTTTGTGATGGTCGGAACACTGCCGGGTCAAGACGAGTGGGGGAGTATAGAGGGCACTTGGGTTGGTGAAGGAATAGAGCAATATTGGTTAGACTGCACCACAACTGACAGTACTATTTACATGCGCCTCATCAGCGCAGGGGATCAGTACACTGCAACGTTCACTGGTGCGAACGAAGTAGAATACCAAACACTGACGACGACAGGTGGTGCGACTGTAGACATAGCAGCTCAAGGTTTGACATCACCATATAGGTTGAAACTGCCACTTACCATGGGGTCTGACCAAGATGCAACCAGTCTCTACATACATAACAATAGTCTAGAGGGAGCGGTCCCTGACTTTTCGGATATACACATTGCGACATTCTTTGCCTACGGTAATAAATTTAACGATTGGGCGGGTGGAGCAATCCCCGCAACGTTCGGCACAATTAGGTTAGAGAACAATCTGCTCCCGCAGTCAGTTGTGGACGCCCTACTACAGGCCGTAGTGGATGGTGGTAAATCAGCAGGAACGATGGTACTGAATCTTGGTGGAACCGGTAACGCTGCGCCGAGTGCTGTCGGATTAGATAATAGGGACATCCTGGTTGCCAGGGGATGGACTGTTACAGTAAATTAGTTCTTGCTACATTAAATAATTCAACGTAGCAAATTAAATCAAATTTTTTAAGGAGAAATTAAATGTCCGTAACTTACACAACTACAGTTAAAAATGCCCGTCTTGATGCAGTCGTTACTCAAATTGGTGCTACAGGAGTTATTGAGATTGGCACTGCAGGTATGGCTGCAATATTGGCTACTATCACTTTAAATTCTCCTGCTGGTTCCACCTCTGGGGGTGTTCTAACTCTTAGTGGTTTTCCTAAGAGTGATATTGCTGATGCCACAGG